AAAATTGGAAGATCTTTAAAAGAAATTTCATTTTCTGGCAAAGGACTTGTTTCTAAGCCTGCAAACCCTCGTAGTGTTATACTTGATTCAAGTAGGGCATTTTCACTAAACGATATAACTATAACTAGTTTTCCAAAAGGAGATAATGATATGTCAGATACAAATCTTTTAGAGCAGCAGCTTGCAGAGTTAAAAGATCAGCTAGCATCTGCAAAAGAAGAAAACACAGCACTCAAGTCGCAGGTAGAGGCAGCCGCTTCCAAAGAAGCGCTTGAATCAATCGCTGCTCTTGAGACAACTGTTGCTGAAAAAGAAGAACTTATCAATAACCTTGAAGCTTCTGTTTCAGAAAAAGAATCAACCATCAAAGAACTTCAGGATTCTATAGCTAAGAACGAAGAAGACATGAAGGAAAAGATGGAAGAACTCAAGAAGATGAAGAAGGAAAAGAAAACAGAAGCCCGCAAGGCTTCTCTTCTCGACCTTGGCTTAGAAGCTGAAGAAGCTGAAGAATCACTCGCTTCATACGAAGAGTTAGACGATGCATCTTTTGAAACTGTTCTTGCCGCCATGAAGAAAATGGCCGACAAGTACAAGAAAACAGAAGAAGACAAAGAAGAAAAACCAAAGGCTGAAGAAGCAGAAGCAAAAGCTAATGAAGAAGCAGAAGAGGTTTCGGAAGAAACCGTTGCAGAAATCTTAGAAGAAGTTTCTACGTCTGAGGCCACTCTAGTGGACGCTTCGGAAGAAAAAGATGAATTATTGGCCACAAGAGCTAGCGTAGCAGAGTGGCTTGAGACCAACGTACTTAGCAAATAATTAAAGGAGAAATTAATTATGGCTTTAAAATCAGACAGATATGAACTCCAGACAGATATTAGTTTTTTCTGCGACACCGTGCTTGATCGTGGTCTTGTCGTAGTTTATCAAGACGGTACTGGTTCTGGCGCTGCTATGGATCAGGGTGTAGCCCTCGTTGCTGCCGAAGCTGCTGACGCTGATAGCGTTCCAGCTGGAATCCTGCTTAACGATGTTGTTAACAAAGACCTTACCAGAACTCACCTCAACCAGCACAAGGACGAGGTTCAAAAGGGTGGTAAAGTTACGATACTCCGCAAGGGTTATGTCGTAACTAACGCCATTGAAACTGGTGTTACCCCCGGTGTTGGTGATGTTGCTTATCTTTCAGACGCTACAAGCGGCGCTGAAGTTGGTTATCTTAGCAACGCCGTTGGTACTAATGGCAAGGTAGTAGGCCGATTCTTATCAGCTAAGGATGCTGACGGCTACGCTAAAGTCGAAGTAAACCTTCCCTGATTAATAAAAAATAAAGGAGACATTTAATATGCCTATTACAGAAAGACCTAGTGATGAATTCATCAATCTCCTGCGTAAATCAGGTGATGCCGATGTTAACGTAGCTCAGGCTGCTCAGAGAGAGTTTGCCAAAGCTTTAGAATTACCTCTTCGTAAGGGTGTCTTGGTTGGCAACATCCTTGGTAATATTTTCGAAACCATCAATGTTGAGTCAGGCTCAACAACTGAATTCCCTCTTGATCTTATCAGCCCGGGCCTTGAAGGCGAACATGTCGCTTATACAAATCCCGGTCATGGTAGAATTCCAGAGCGTTCGGTTGAAGGCGACTATGTGATGATTCCAACTTATAGCATTGCCTCGTCCGTAGATTATCTTCTGCGTTACGCTCGTGAAGCTCGTTGGGATATTGTTGGTCGTGCCATGCAGGTCATGGAAGCTGGCTTCGTAAAGAAGATGAACGACGACGGCTGGCACACGCTTCTTGCAGCTGGCGTTGATCGTAACATTCTTGTTTATGATGGTGATGCAACCGAAGGCCTCTTCACAAAGAGGCTTGTTTCATTAATGCAAACTGTCATGCGTCGTAATTCCGGTGGAAACTCGGCATCTGTTGGTCGTGGTCGTCTTACTGACCTCTACGTTTCGCCAGAAGCTTTGGAAGACATCAGAAACTGGGGCTTGGATCAGGTTGACGAGGTTACTCGTCGTGAAATCTATTCCGCACCAGAAGGCGGCGCTCCATTGACTAGAATCTTTGGCGTTAATGTTCATGACCTTGACGAACTTGGCGAAGGCCAAGAGTATCAGTCGTTCTTTACCAGCGACCTTGGCGGTTCCGTCGAAAGCAACGATGCTGAATTAGTCGTTGGCTTAGACCAGTCGTCGAATGATAGCTTCGTCATGCCAGTTAAAGAACAGCTCCAAGTTTTTGAAGACCCAACCCTGCATCGTCAGCAAAGAGCTGGCTATTACGGCTGGGCCGAACTTGGCTTTGGTGTTCTTGACAACAGAAGAGTTATTCTCGGTTCTTTCTAATAGAATCATTATTTCTTTTCTTGTTATCATATGGAAAAAGCCACCTTCGGTCAGGGGGTGGCTTATTCCTTAATGGGCATTTATCACCAAAGGAATCATGAATTGGAGCTAAAATATGGCAGCTTTATCAGATTATTTAGAATCTGGCATATTGACACATCTATTTAGGACGGAAGTTTTTTCTAAGCCTGAAAATATTTCCATAGCTTTAACTAGTGGCGTACCGCAAGACAACGACTCTGGATCTACAATTCCAGAAATTCCAGTTTCAAGTCAGCTTGACTCTGTTTCTGTTAGCACGAATTATAACAGAATAAGTCTAGGAAATCCTTCTGTCAATGGAAATTCTCATTGGGGAAGATCTGGTTTCGATGACATTACAGCTTTTACAGTTTTTACTGAGGATGTACCATCTTCTGGTTATTTTTATCCTCTTTACTTATCTGAATCTACCGCTACAAATAATGACATAGATGCAGTCAATAATGCCAAAACGGCAGACGAATACACTTTTTCAGAATATCCCGGAATTTCATTTTTTGGTCCTCACAGCTTAACAGCAAGCGGTGAGTCAAATCCGGGCTATACAATGTACGAAGGTAATGGGTTTATTAAAAATACTACACAGTTAGTATTCGACACCGCTCTGACTGACTGGGGTTGGGTTTCTGGAGTAGCTATTTTGGACAGCCCAGATCATCAGTCTGGAAATCTATTACTTTATGCGGAACTTAATAACCCTAGATACGTTTTTGCTGGAGATAGCATTAAGTTTGATACCAACTCTCTTGAAATTAGCATTCACTAAAAAAAAGGAAGTGATTTATGCTTCTATCCAAGCCACAGTTGGTTAATAATATATTAAATGAGCTTAGTGATAATTCCAACGAGTCTATAACCCCCTACCATGTAAGGCATAATCTTTTAGACGTTCTAGATTCTTTACCAGAATTATTTTCTGATTTAGATATTAGATCCAAAAACGCCAAAACCCCAAATACGCGAACATCAATATTTGGTCAGAGGGCTATAGAAAGATCTGGTTTCCCAAACTACGAAAGTGAAGACAACTCAGCTTTTGGCTTTTCTGCTCTTAGATTAAACTTTAAGGGCCACAGAAATACAGCTATAGGTTCCCAGTCTCTTCGTACAAATATTTACGGATCTGATAACGTTTCTGTTGGCCATGACACTTTAGCCGCTAATGTTTCTGGTTCTGGTAACGTTTCTATTGGAAATTTTGGTCTTATTTCTAATAAAGAGGGCGACTTCAACATTTCCATTGGCCACGGGGCTGGTTATTACATATCAGGAAATGACAGCTATCAGTTTTATTTAGGTTCTGCGCCTATTGATAGTGGAGTTTTATGCAGCGATGTTGATGGCTCAAATTTTACTCCATTGCTTCGTGGAGATTTGCAGCAAAATATCCTTGCAATTAATACTAACGACTTTGTAGGCAATGCCAAGCTACAGGTTAGCGGATCTATTTCTCCTTCAACTAATGAAGATTTTGATATTGGCTCTCATGAACTCATTTGGAAAAATCTGTTTGCTTCCAACATATTCTTGTCCTCTACTCGGAAGTTTTCTAATAGTGACAATGTATACTTTAATTTTGATTTAGTTCCAGAGCATGATAGCAATTATAATATTGGCTCTCTCTCTAACAGCCTTAATTACCTATACACCGATAATTTACTTGTAAATAATACCGCAGTTATACAGAATGCTGAGTTTATTCATCAGTCTCATTATCTTAATAAGACCATAAATTTAGCTGCGAAGCCAGAAGAAGTAATTTTAGATGCTGGCGGCTCTTATTCTCTTTATGATTATTTTTTAGCAGAAACTTCTAACAACCTTATACCATATTTAACAAAAAGGCAAGTAGATGGAGCTGGCCTTAGAGTACATGTTGATTCTGGAGATACTTTTGATTTATTATTAGACACAAAGTCTTCTGATATACCTTTCTGGAAATCTAATATTAGCTTAGAACTTCCACCAGATGCTTACATAAAAGCTAATAATTTACATTCTTTCGAGTCTTTTGAAATTAAATTAGAAAAACCAGAATCAGATAATATTCTATCCATTCGTGATGATTATTTTTATTTTGGGGAAAAGACTTATGGCGATAACAATACACTTGGTTTTGGTAACTACAACTTTGCTTCTCAGGGTTCAAGCCTTATAACTTCTTTTCTAACACCTGCTCAAGAAAATTCTGTCATTGCTCAAAGATTTTTCAGCAGCGCATATGGCAGCGACAACGCCGCCAACGAGGGCTATTATATTGGATTTGAGCTTGAGTACGAAAACAAATCAGCCACATCTTCCATCATTAATAACTCAGTCGTAAATTCTCCTTCAAGGTCTTGCTTTTCCATAAAATCATTCTCACCATTTTCTGACCAAGTACAATCTTCAATGACTTCTGTTGATTCTAACGGAAATTTTTCCACAAGCGTTTACAGAAGGGTTCCCATCAATCACTTAGTAGTAAATAGAGATAGCTCTTCTAATATATTTGCAATAACAGATAAAGAAAATTATATACCTAAATCTACGGCAGATTTTTCCATTCAAGATTCATGCGCAGTTAGAGTAAATACTACTGGTCCAAATAAGATTGCCAAATTACAATTAGAGACCAACAATCGAGGATCATCAGAAATCATTTGCAACAACGCTTTACATTTGAGATACAATGACGTTACAGCCGCTAGGTTAACTGATCATAATTTAGATTTATTTAATAATACTAGCGGTACTCACAATTTTTCTGTTAATATTGGAGATTTGGTGAACAAATCTTCTTCTATTGGGCTTGTTCACTCTGCTTCTAGTCCCGTTGCAGCTTCTGGCTATGGCGCAATTTTCACAAAAGAGAAGATAGTAGGAGATATTCAATCGTCAAGCTTGTTTTTCATAGATAGTAGTGGAAATATTTTTGATATGATTACTACTAGCATGAATTCTTCTGATGGTCTTCTTTTTATCAATAATACAAATGTTGCTGGCGGCTTAAACTCTTTTGACAACAAAAAAGAACATTCTTCTAATAACAATACTGGCTTAGGCTTTAATTCATTAAATCAAATCTCAGAAGGCTCTTTTAATACCGCATATGGCTCCGAAGCCGGAAAGTCTCTCACGACAGGAAGCAACAACGTCGCCATCGGATATCAGTCTTTGATGAATAATAAAAATTCTAGACACAATATATGCATAGGTACAGACGGAGTAGGTCTTAGTGTTAACAGTGATTTTAATTTTCTACTAGGACTAGACGATGATCATATTCTTCTCAAAGGCATTCTTGGTCCAAATAACGAAAATAAAAAGCTACAATTGCCAAACAATGGATTATTAGAGATCAATAATTCAACTAATAGCGAATCCTTAAAAATTAACTCCAATTCAATAGAAGTTATGGATATTGGCGGATCTAATTATCCAGACTATTCTTTTAAGTTTAATTTTTCGGGAAATTTCAGCAAAACTTTACTGGAGCTAAACCACGAAGATCCAGCGATGACAAATCCAACTTCATATATTGAGGTTGATGGTCCATTTGCTGAACTTTCTGGAAATCTCAAGCTAAAAGGAGGGATTTGTTTCAGCGATGGAAGTTTCATGAATTCTTCAGATTCAAATAAAATACAAGATTTAGAATCCAAACAATCTGATATAAATTCCTCTCTACAGTCACTTTTAGTTGAAGGTTCTTGTACTTCTACGATTTCTAGGCCAGAAAGTATTAATATGCCCACATATGGGTCCATAATGGACTTGCAAGGATCTTTAATTACCGTGCATAACAGAGATCCTAATCTAACAATAAAAAAGGGAGATTATGTTGTTGCGATTAGAATTGGCTCAGAATACAGGCCAATATGGGTCAGTAACGAATTCAACGCGCTTGTAAGTTTTTAGCGAAAAACAGTGTATAATCTATTACAAACCACTTTTTAGGGATTAAATACATGCCTTGGCAAACTAATATAACTATTATGCTTCGTCATATGCTTAATGACCTAGACAGTAATAACTACAAATATACAGACTCAAGACTACAGCAAGCAGCTACTGTTTCGGCGCAGCTTGTTTTGTCCAAGAATGAATTTTCTGAAAATTACGTTATAGATATACCAAATAGCACGATTTCGCCCGACCCAGTAGAAAAATCAGATAATGACTTTATTACCCTCTTGTGCCTAAAAACAGCTTGCGTAATTCTTGGCAGTGAAATCAAAGCGGAGTCTGGAAATTCAATAGCAATAAAAGACGGCCCTTCCTCAATAGATCTTCGTGGCGTTTCTTCCACTTTAAACATTCTACTTCAAGAGTATTGTTCAAAGTATGAAGAAGCTTCACTAGATTACACTGCTGGTAAAAGCTTGGGTGGACAAGCTATTCTTGGTCCATATAGTCCCGGAAGTGATGTGGTCGCAAGAACTCACAGCGATTATGATCATAGGGGAAATTATTTCAGATAAAAGGAGATTTTAAATGGCGACAGTTCAAGACAAAGGTGTTTTGCAAGCATCTATAAGGGCCGATTTGGCAGACAACAACGCTGGATTGATATCGGCAGCTGACGTTAGAGAGAACATGGATAATACAGTTGAGTCCATAGCTCACATCGTTGCTAATAGCAATTTTAATAGCGTTAATCCATTTCAAACAAGTGTTAGAGCTGCAATTGTTGGTAGCGCTCAGGGTCTTTTTATAGCAGAGTCTGGGGTTCAGTTTTCCAGCGTTGGAGGCAATCAAGAGGGTGACAATATACAGCTCGTTCCATATCCCGGAAATGATGCCGTTGACCACAATTTACTTGCTAACTTGACTATCGGAGATGTGCATACTCAGTATTTAAATGTAAACGGGCAAAGACAAATGCAGGGAAACCTTGGTTTAGACAATTACTGGTTAAATTCTGAGGGTAACGATGGCAGCAATTCAAGTTCAGATAAAGGCTTAAAGTTTGTATCAGTTGATGACAATAATGAAACTCTACACGTTGGTTATAAAACCAATACTCAGTTTGATCATGACAACTCTCAAATGCGCAGCTCCAAGGGGGTAGCCAAAGCTTGGGTTACTTTCGACGCTCACGCTCTTAGCGACCCAACTCCGGGACCAATTGTTGTTAATGCTTCTTTTAACATCGCTGATATTCAATCTACTGGTGATGGAAAGTTTGTTATTTATTTTAAAGACAGCATTCCACTTCCTTACGTTGCGATTGGTTCCAGCAATAGTACAACTGACAATTCAAGCAATGTTGACTTCGATTTAAACACAGTTGGAGTGATTGAAAGAGCCACTAACTATGTCACGTTCGTCGTAAGAAATGACAACGGCGAATACGTAAACTCTAAAGTTAATGATTTAGTCATATTCGGCCTGTCTCACGACAACGAACAGCCAGACTCACTAGCAACAACGACATCCGCACCATAACTAAGGGGCAATAATGTCAGATAATCTTATTATACTTTCAGACAGAATTAAAGAAATTAGCTGGACCACAGGTACTTCAGACTTTGAATTATCTGGCGCTGCTAATGGCTTTAGCTCTTTTGGCTCCGCATATCAGGATGGAGATATATTATTTTACGCAGCCACCAATGGAATAAACTATGAAATTGGTTCAGGTATCTTTAGCGTCGGACTATCTAGCCAGTCCATTGTTAGAATGCCATTTAAGAGCAGTGAACCAAACCACGCAAAGGTTCCCTTTACTGATGGCGCAAAAGAAGTTTATGTTACTTATCCTTCTACTCATTCTGTTTATATTGGCTCTGGGGTTGCTGATTTAAATTTTCCTCAAAGTAGTGGTCTAGCATTCTGGTCTTCTTCAAACATATTAAACTATGATAGCGAGATTATTTGGGATTTTAACCATAAGCGCTTAGGTATAAAAAAATCATACCCTGATTACGCTATAGATATCGGAGGTAGCGTTAACGAATCTTCTGTTCAAGCTTCTGGATTTTATGTTGGGCCTAGCGGTGTTGTTTTTCCTCCCGCAAACGACGGAGATATTAACTATACTGGCGGTAGTCAGCTGGTTCACTTTGAGCCAAACCAATTAGACAATAATACTTTAATTCACGACGTAATTGAATTAAGCGGTACTGTTGATAATATCATATTGTTCAAAAGACAGCCAGAGGGAACTTTTCTTGCTGGACCCGGAAGCGGCACTTGTAGTGGTCCATGCGCCGATGATTATCCAATTTTTAGAACAATAAATATTGATGATATCCCAGATCTCAGCTCTTTATATGTAAGCATATCAAACCTTAATGATGTTTCTGGCGTTCTGCGAAATGATCTTACAGAGGCTTCTGGGCTACTTCGTTCCGACTTTGAAGCTGGCGATATTTCACAAAATGAAAACTTAATAACAGCTTCAGGCTCTTTACGCTCTGCCATTGACGATGGCTTAAATTCTTTTAACATAAATCAAATCAACGAAGAATATGTTTTCTCTGGCGCTGGAACTAACTCTTCAGTAAATCCAAGCATAAATTTACAAAAAGGCTTGAAATACATTTTTAATGTTGATACAAATGGCTATCCCTTCTTCATTAAAACCAGTCCCAGCGCAGATAATCTAAATATTTACAACAGCGGAGTTGCTAATAACGGCACAGATAGTGGCGCTATACTTTTTACCGTCCCACAAGACGCTCCAGACGTTCTATATTACTCTTCTTCTAGCTCAACAACCATGTCTGGCGTTATTTATACGTCTGATATTAATATAACCTCTTATAATTCCTACGATGACATCTCTAGCCCAGAAGAAACAGATGGTTCAGACACATTGGTTATTTGGGATAGTAGTGATTCGAAGTATAAAAATATTTCTCTACAAAATCTCATATTTGCTCCTAGTGGAAATTCCTACGCAAAGTATAACACAATTTCTGATCCCTTGTCTGCCGGTGATGTTGGATCTTTTGCTATCGATGATTATTGGGCTTACTTTAAAACCTCAGAGGGTTGGAAGCGCGTAAGAATACAATCTTTTGAAACTACTCCTGAGCCAACAACGACCACGACTTGGCCTCCAGACTGCACAACTCCTGCGCCTTGTTCTCAGGGACAAGTGAGAACTATAACAGACATCATTAACGATGGTGGTACTTATGATGGCTGTCCAATTTATAGTGATTGCCAAACAACGACAACTACTAGCACTACTACTAGTACCACAACTACAACCACTTTAGAGCCAGAACCAACTTACAATAGTGTTTTTACTTGGGGCTATAACGGAAACTTCCAATTAGGGTTTGATACCACTAGAACTTCTTCTTCCGCTCTAACTCAAATTAATGTGCCAAATATTGCATCATTAGCTTCTAGCGATTTTCATTCGCTTGCTATAGATTCTATTGGTAGATTATTCGGATGGGGCTGGAACTCTGATGGTCAGCTTGGCGATGGAACTAAAACTGATATCATCAATCCTAGAGTAATCAATGATACTATAAGATGGAAGATGGTAGCTGCTGGATCTTACCACAGCGCTGCTATTTCTATGGATGGCGAATTATATACTTGGGGAGGAAATCTTAATGGCCAGCTAGGCAATGGAACTAGAATAAGTCACATAAAACCCAAAAAGATTGGTGTTGCCAAGAATTGGGAAAAAGTTTTCTGTGGCACTTCTCACAACATAGCAATAAATTCTCTAGGAGAAATGTTCGCTTGGGGGTCTAACGAGTACGGACAGGTTGGAAACAATACCTTTGAAGACGTTTTAGTTCCCACAAAGATTGGCATTGGCTATCTTTGGAGAACAGCTTCTGCTTATATGCACAGTCTTTGTATTACTGTTAATGGAAACCTTTTCGCTTTTGGTAGAAATACCGAATCTCAGCTTGGAGTTGGACAAATTATTGAGAACGAGGGGTCTTCAGGCACATATCGTTTAGCAAGACACAATACAAATATATCGAACCCAACCCCAGTTTCTTCTCTTAACATCGATAGCTTCTATTTCATAGAAGACTTTAATAATATCAGTAGCCAAAATGTTGATGCTATAGCATTAAATGCTGGTATTTTTAATAATTGGTCAAAAGTTTCTGCTGGATATCAACATTCCCTAGCCATCAATCAGGCCGGTGAATTGTTTTCTTTCGGAACAAACAATAATGGTTGTTTAGGAATAAATTCTTCAACCGCAGAAGTTATTCCAGCTTTAATAAAAATTAGCGAAGAAAGAAACTGGACAGATGTTGCAGCTGGCAATTTTCATTCTTTGTTTATTAATTCTGCTGATAATTTATTCGGTTGTGGAAAATCTAATCGTGGACAATTAGGCCCAGATTTACCAACTGACACCAATTCTATTTCCCTCATTTCCTCGGATTACGACTGGAGCCTTCCAGTTACTGGCTATGATTTTTCTGCCGCCGTTGGCAATGTGATTACTTTACAGACAACAACCACTACTACGACTACCGTTCCTCCAGAAATATCTTACGATTTTATTTCTTCTATCGAAGAAGATGGCTCACTACTTATACCAAACTACGGTATAACAATTTTAAATGGCATCCCAAATATTACTCTAAGATTCAATCGAGTGGCAGACGCTGGATTTACACCTATAACATGCGAGGTTTATAGAAATAACAATCTTTACATGTCTATCAATCTAACTAATGGTTATATAGGATCTTATTTCTCAATAATCATGCCAGACGCAATTACTAATTATGAATTCCAAATCGTGGAAGGCAGAGTTGACCTATGATGAACTTAAACATTACTTCTGCTTTACAGCTTTTTCAGTTTTTTGGTTCAAGTACTGTAAATTTCAGTCAGGTTACTGGAATTGAAAATGTAGCGCAGATATATAGCTATGATGGTGAATCTTGGTTAAGTTGGTCTTATGAACTAGAACAAAATAATTTACACAGCTTCGAAAGAGGCAGAGGTTACGTTATTATTTCAAAAGATCCAGATTCTTTTACTCCTTACTCTTTATCTTTCGACACCACCTATGAATTAACTTATGCTAACTTTTTTAATCAAGACATAGATATTTTTACATACTTTGGAGATGCGATTGATTTAGATTCTAGCAGCCACCACTTTGACAGAGTTGCAAAACCTGTTAATGGAGAGTATGCTTATTGGAGATCTTCAAGCGAAAACAATGATTTTAATTTGATAGAAAGCGGTGAAACTTATATGATTTCTTTAAAAGAGAACGTAGAGCTTCCCCTTCTTTTTAGCGAGAATATTTTAGGATCTGAAATTTATGCTTTAACTCCTAGCACAAATAGATTTAATGTATTCAATACTTCAACGGGTCTAACAAAAAGAACCGTAGCACTTCTTTCAGATAGCACAAGCGTTGATTTCGATAATACTTCTGGCTTGGCATTTGTCATAAGCGGCAGCGAAGACTCTGTTCAGGTCATAGATATTTCCTCAGACACAGTTTTATATAGCGTTCGTTTGACTTACCCAGACAGTTTTGCTCCAAACTTGATTAAATACAAAAACAGTTTACTATATGTTTCATCTAGTGAATCACCTCAAATTATGATAATCGATCCTTATTCCTCGAAAATTCTAGAAACAATAGACCTCACCGGAAAGATCAATGGGGCCATAATAGATCTTTTATTTGTCGAAGAGTCAATATACATATTAACTGATCAAAATTCATTAATCAAAATAGAAGACAAACCATTTAATATCAACAAATTCGATTATTCCATTCGCCCCGATAGCTTTGATCAATTTTTCACTTATTCGTTTTCAGTAAGCGATGACGGTGAAATTATGTGCGTTCAAAATTTTAGCAACAAAGTTTCCTTTTACCACTTAGTTGACGGCAAATATGAGAGATTAATGCATGACATAGAATTACCATACGATGTAAAATCAGTGCGTCTTAGCGGGAATGGCTCCATACTAGTAATTGGATCTCATAGCAGCAATAATTCTAACGAAACGCACGGCGCAATATCAACCTTCTCTATAGATAAAGCAAATCGTTCTTTCTCGGAAATTTCTCCAACAATATACGGCGATAAGCTTGACCCAACAAATTATATGTGTGCTTATGATATAGGCTTAAATAAAGACGGCTCCTTTATGGTTATGTCTTCTGAAGCGAAACTAAGCTCTTTAAATAATAAGGTGGCATTGTATAAATTCAACAGTTTCATAAATTCTTGGGAAATGGTTGGTACTCAATTTTACGGAGACGATGCTGGTGATTCTTTTGGTTCTTCTGTTAGCATTAATGCCAACGGCGATGTTTTTACTGCGTCTTCCAGAACTAACAATGGTTATGTGAATATTTTTTCATATGATCCAAATACTGACACAACGACCCTAGAACATAAAATTTCTGGAGAAGCAAACGAACGCTTTGGGTCCATGACAAAATTAAACGAAACGGGGTCAAGATTATTTGTTTCTTCTGGCAATAATTCTATCAAATCTTTTGATTTCAGTGGAGTTCTTGGGTGGGTACAATCTGGAGATTCTTTAGTCTTACCCACGTCTGCTTCATATTCACAAATTTCTGTTAGTCAATCTGGAAAAACATTGATTGTAGGAAGTCTGGCTGAAGATAACTTACGTGGCGTAGTGCGAATTTATAGATTCGAAAATAATAATTGGTCTCTCATTGGTGATCCAATTTATGGTGCTAATAATAATGATAGATTTGGTTTTAGAGTTTCTTGCAATGGTAGTGGAACTTTATTTAATGTTTGTGTAAATCCTTATTATAGCTCTAGCACAAATCGCATCGAAACTTTTACTTACGGCAATCCAGAGGTTTAAAAATGTACGAACCAGTAAATCAGATGCAACTTGGATATGCTAATGTTAAAAGCATTATAACATCTAAACAAGATTCGGTTATCTATGCGCTTTCTGATGCGCAGGAAATACTTACCATAGATCCTATTGAAAATGAAATAATAGACCGTTTTTTCGTGCAGCCCGGAGACTCTTTTGTATTTGATCAAGATAATGAAATTTTCTATGTAGCGTCTTCTTCTAGCAATGCTTTTACAGCATATTCCCAAGATTCTACCGGCAATTTTGTAAAGCTGTTTACTGACTATTCAAACTCTCCAGTAAACTCCTTGCTACTTAGTTCAGATGGTGGTATATTAATTCTTTTTTCTCAAGACTCTGTGGATATATACGATACTCAATCGCAAACAATGCTACCCAGCGGTCTCGTTTCTGGCTCCGTTGACGGATTCCAGTTTGACCCCAGTTTAATTTCAACAACCACAACTATCGCCCCTCTACCAAACACTTTTATTTACTTTACCTCTAAGACTGAAGACAAGGTTTACAGATACAATATCTCTTCTAGTTCTATAGACGCGGAAATTGATGTTGGCTTTAGGCCGGAAAAAATTATAGAAAGCTCAGGGAATATTTATGTTGCTAATTACCTATCAGATTACATAAGCGTTATAGATAATTCCACACTAAGCGTCACTAACATTCCGTCTAATAAAGGAACTATAGATTTCGCATTAGACACAAAACGCAATTCCTTATACGTCCTAAACAGCCTTTACAACAAGTGTTATATTTTAGACTTGTCAACCAACCAGATTACAAATTCTTTTATTACCACAGAGCTTTGCACTTCTATTGTTTTAGACCCAGATTTGAACATTGCCATAATAGCTTCAGAAAATCCATACGCTCTTTTGCTGGTGGACACAAATGATTTCAGCATAACCAGCAAGTCTCTAATTTTTAGACCCTCTAGCATTTCGTTAGATTCGGTGTCTAAAAATGTCTTCATTTCTGACTTTAATTTTTACAATTTTTTTCGTATGAATTTAATTGATAAAACTATCATTAGAATCAATAGAAATAATCAGTTGCCAATTAACTATAGCCTATTAGATAACCCGAACAACAGGATCATTGCGGTTAGCCAGCTTTTTGATATCGTCTCTTTGTTCGATTCCCGCACTGGAGATCCGTTACTCACATTCGGTACTGACAACAGCCCTTCTTCAGTAGCGATTGATCACCATAATCAAATAATGTACATCTCACACCCTCTTAATGACAAAATCTCGATTTATAATTACAAGAATTTCAAAAAGCTTGATAACATTCCCACCTTAGATTCCCCAGACAGTCTTTTGTTCGTAGATGCTAACCCCGCGCCCACTACCACGACAACGACGAACGCTCCTTTTTCTACTACTCTTGAAATACCGGAAAATTCAAGCACAGCTATAGAAAGTCATTTAATTTTTTATGGAAATTCTGGAGATAGCATTTCATATAATTATATCGACACAGGCTCTTTAGTTCAACCAATTACATTTAAAGAAATACTTGTATTTTACAATGGAACTCTTATTAATAGGTTAACCGTTCCTTCAGACTATATAGATAACAATATTTCTTTTACTCTTAATTCTGGCGGTAACACATATTCTAGCTCCTTCGGTTCTGGAGTGGAAGAGTTAGATAGCTACAGGAGAATAGAATTCACATGATTACTCAAAAAGTTCAGCTCATTGAATACAGAGGCGAATCTGCCGCCGATATTTACAATCTATCAAACATAAATTATGTTGATAAAATTTATTTTATTGATTCTGATGGTAATTATATTGGATGGTTTTCCCAAATAACACAGTCTTATAGCCACCTTCAGGGGATTACCAATCTTGAGCCAAACGGAGCCTACCTCGTATACTCTAAGCCCAACGCTGTGTATCCTTACAACCTTTTCGTCAACGCCTTAGATGACAGGGTTATTGCCAATTCTGGAAATATTGAAGATTTAAGAGATCTTGTCGCAGAAAACAGAAATTTTTCAGAGGCTTCTTATGCAGATTTATTAAATACTCACAGCGCCTTGTCCGGTGTTGTAGAAGCAAATAGAATTTTTAGTAGACAAGTTGATGCACTTACATTACAAGAATTAATTCAAGTTTCTGGAGATCTGACAGAAGAAATCACGATGGGTGATTATCAAAGTCGTTCTATAATCTTTTTAACTTCTGGCATCTTAAATTCTTCAATACTTTCTGTTTCAGGAACTTGGACAAACGACCTAAACAATTTGAATAACGAAATATCTGCTGTTAGTGGAAATTTTGTTTTTGATTCTGGCAGAATAGATAACCTTTATCAAACAAGCGATTTATTGTCTAATAATTTTATTTCGGTTTCTGGAGATTTAGTAGCAACCTCTGGCTTCTTAGAAGGCAAAATCACAGAAGTTTCTGGAGTCTTAGATGATAGAATTAGTACAGAATTCTCCAACCTACTTGGGTCAGTTCCTGACTCATTAGACACACTATCTGAAATTGCCGAGGCTTTAAATAATAATCCAGATCTTGGAGATTTTGTAAACAGCATTAACAGTGCCACGCAGGATAACTTACAATTAATATCAGCAACTTCTGGATATCTAGAGTTCCATAACGATTCTTCAAATTCTGCTCTTGAAACCTCTGTCTTAAGCCATATAGACAGCACTTCTGGCGTTCTTAATTCTAAGATTACCGCCGCATCCAATACTGCTCGTGAAGAACTAGTCGCAGCTTCTGGCAAGCTATTCAGCGATTTAATGATAGCGTCTGGTACTTTATTCGATTACATATTAGATAGACCTCGATATGAATTCAATGTTATTCCTGACAATGAAACTCCCGGATCAACATCCGCTTTTAGATTTTCTGGTGTTGGAATTAATGAGTCAAATCAAGACAATCCGACTATATATCTTCGTCGTGGCGAAACTTACCACTTCAATATTAACGCAAGATATCATCCCTTTTACATAAAAACAGAACGAACTATTGGCACTTCGAATATGTACAATTTTGGAGTAACTAATAACGGTTACACCGATAGAACTATTGTTTTTGAGGTTCCTTATAACGCTCCAGATATATTGTACTACCAGTGTTCCAATCATGCCGCTATGGGTGGTATTCTTTACACACAACAGCCTACCGATTTTACAGGTTCTATTGACGGCGGTTTAGCTAATAGCTTTTCTGACACGGTAGAGCCAACGACTACAACCACGACGACTACAACCACAACGACCACAACTACTCAATCTCCAGAGACTTATGACACTACCCAGAATACACCATACAGTCAGCCCGGAGGTGGTCTGTCGTTTAATTCCGCTGATTCTCAAGACTCTATAGAATTCAGCATAATAACAACGATCAATAACCCATTAGCAACAACCACTTTAGTTTTATATTTGAACAATACTCAAAGAAGCTCTATTAACATTACTGATGAATACAGAAATAGCGGCAATACGTTTAGAGTTACACTGGACGGCAATTCTTACGTTGCTGGCTTTGGCGATGGCGTAGCTGAAAACAGCTGGTACAGGATAGATTTATGAACATAAACACACCCCTACAATTATTTACATACACTGTAGATAATTCTGTAGCAATTAAAGATCTTTCTAGTATTGCCAACATTAGCAAGGTTATAGGTATTGATGAAAATGGTGGCTTTCAATTTTATATAGACGGGCTTCCAGATTTTCTTCAAGGTCTTACCTCTTTAGAAAATAATGAAGGTTATGCTATAATTAGTAAACCAGCGGCTTCTTTTCCATATGAACTTTATGCTTCAACAGACAATATTCCAGAAAGCGTCACTATTGCAAAGCTTGCACAAATAGCAACTTATTGCGGCACTGGTTTTAATTTGGTGGGCATTACTATCACTTCACAACCTAGTAACGATGAATTGTCTGGAGATACGGCTTCATTTTCTGTCGAGGCCACTGTTGTTGGGGGCGTTTCTTTAACCTATCAGTGGCAGATATCTACTGATGACGGTGCTAACTGGAATGATATAAGCGGCGAAACTAATGCTACGCTTAACTTGACTGGTTTGAGTTCTAATGACGTTGGAAATCAGTACAGAGTTATCGTTGGGGCGACTGGCGAAGATAGTGTTACTAGTAATGCTGTCTCTTTAACAGCACCAGCGGTTACGCTTTCAATAACTCAACACCCCCAGAATACAACTGCTGTTGATGGCGAGGCATCGTTTGACGTAGCGGCGACGGTGAGCGATGGGTCGGCGCTGACTTACCAATGGGAGAATGAAACACTTGCCGGGGATGACATAACTTTTACGCAGAGGACGCTGCCAGTATCGGCAAACTGGTACCAAGTTACATACGGGAACGGCGTGTTCGTCGCCATCGTTTATGGTAGCAACATCGCCGCCACTAGTACCGACGGGATCACCTGGACACAGAGGACGTTGCCAGCTTGGGAAAACTGGAGCAGCATAGCCCACGGGAACGGCGTGTTCGTCGCTGTGACATACGGCAGCAACATCGCCGCCACCAGTACGGACGGCATCAACTGGACACAGAGGACGTTGCCAGCTTCGGAAAACTGGAGCAGCATAGCCCACGGGAACGGCGTGTTCGTCGCCGTCGCTGTCAACAGCAACGTCGCCATCACCAGCACCGACGGAATCAACTGGACTCAACGGACGCTGCCAGCGTCGGGGTACTGGTTCAGCGTGGCATACGGGAACGGCGTGTTCGTCGCCATCGCTTCGAGTGGTGGCATCGCCGCCACTAGTACCGACGGCGCAACTTGGACTCAGAGGACGTTGCCAGTGTTGGGGTACTGGTACAGAGTCACATACGGAAACGGCGTGTTCGTCGCCATCGCCACGTCTGGTGGCATCGCCGCCACTAGTACCGACGGCGCAACTTGGACTCAGAGGACGTTGCCTGATACGGCAACTTGGTACGGCGTGGCCTACGGGGACGGCGTGTTCGTCGCCATCGGTACTGGTAGCAACATCGCCGCCACCAGTCCTGACGGCATTACTTGGACTCAGCGGACGCTGCCGGCGACGGCTGACTGGTACGCCGTGACCTACGGCAATGGCACGTTCGTCGCCGTCGCTGTCAACAGCAACATCGCTGCCACTGGCATTGTCGGCACCCTCCAATTCCTCCCCATCTCCGGCGAGACATCCTCAACGCTCAACCTCACCGGCCTCACCACCGCCGATGATGGCAACCGGTATCGCGTAGTTGTGGACTCACCGTCGGTGGAGCCGGTGACGAGCGATATAGCCACTCTCACTGTTCTTAGCGATTTTGCTATCACTACTCATCCGCAAAACCAAACCTCCGATGTGAACGCCCAAGCTAGCTTTAGCGGCCTTGCTGAAGAAACCGTCTATGGCGCAACGCCAACTTATCAGTGGCAAGTGTCTACTGATGGTGGTAACAATTGGGTGGATATCAGCGGCCAAACATCACCCACCCTTACGCTTTCTTCGCTCACAGTAGCCAACGATGGCGATCAGTACAGGTTTGTGGCAACTGCAATAACAATTGTTGGAACCCTAATTTTGGAAAGCGATGCTGCAACCTTGAGCATACCACAACCAAACCTGTCAATCTCAACTCAGCCCGTTGATACCACCTCTGATGTTAATTTTGAAGCCAGCTTTAGCGTTGTGGCTAGCGAAAGTGCTTATGGCACTACGCTAGATTACCAGTGGCAGCTTTCTCAAGACAGCGGAGCAACGTGGAGTAATATTGCTAGCGAAACGTCACCTACCCTTGCTCTCACGGGTTTAACGCCTTCAGATGATGGCAATAGCTATCGAGTGGTTATTACGGCTGTGACTCCGGTCGAGACTGTAACCTTGAACAGCGATGCTGCAACCTTGAGCATACTACAGCCAAACTTGGCTATCTCAACCCAGCCAGCCAACACCGAATCTGATGTGAACGCTGGAGCCAGCTTTAGTGTTGTGGCTAGTGAAAGTGCTTATAGCACTACGCTAGATTACCAGTGGCAGCTTTCTCAAGACAGCGGAGCAACGTGGAGTGATATTGCTAGCGAAACGTCACCTAGCCTTACTTTCACTGGCTTGACGACTTCAGATGATGGCAATAGCTATCGAGTGGTGGTTACGGCTGTGACTCCGGTCGAGACTGTAACCTTGAACAGCGATGCTGCAACCTTGAGCATACTACAGCCAAACTTGGAGATCTCAACCCATCCACAACACGTATCTGCATCTCAAGGAGATGCTAGTTTTAGCGTTGTTGCTAGCGAAAGTGCTTATAGCACTACGCTCGATTACCAGTGGCAGCTTTCTCAAGACAGCGGAGCAACGTGGAGTGATATTGCTAGCGAAACGTCACCTAGCCTTACTTTCACTGGCTTGACGACTTCAGATGATGGCAATAGCTATCGAGTGGTGGTTACGGCAGTGACTCCGGTAGGGACTGTAACTGAGTATAGCGATGTGGCGACGTTGAGCGTTCCGGTTGAACTGGAAATCACCTTGCAGCCCCAGAACACCACTGCATCTGGCGATGAGGCATCGTTTGCCGTGGCTGCGGCGATCAACGATGGGTCGGCGCTGACGTATCAGTGGGAAGAAGAAAGGCTGCCTGTGGCTGGGGAGGTGTGGAAGCAGCGGACGCTGCCACAGTCAACAGGGTGGACAAGCGTCACCTACGGCAACGGCACGTTCGTCGCGGTGGCATACGGCAACTACATCGCCGCGACCAGTACCGACGGAATAACATGGACGCAGCATCCGACGCTCCCGGCTTTTGGATCTTGGAGCAGCGTCACCTACGGCGATGGGACGTTCGTCGCGGTGTTAATGAACACAAACATCGCCGCCACCAGCACAGACGGAGGACAAACGTGGACGCAGCGGACGCTGCCAGTGACAGTATTTTGGGAGAGCGTCACCTACGGCAATGGCACGTTCGTCGCTGTGGCCGGCAACACTGCCGCGACCAGCACAGACGGAGGACAAACGTGGACGCAGCGGACGCTTCCGGCGGCGGGGTACAGCAGCGTCACCTACGGCGATGGGACGTTCGTCGCGGTGGCATTGAACACAAACATCGCCGCCACCAGCACCGACGGCATTACGTGGACTCAGCGGACGATGCCAGCGACAGCATATTGGCGCAGCGTCACCTACGGTAATGGTACGTTCGTTGCTGTGGGAGTCAGCCCCAGCAACTTCAACGTACAAATCGCCGCGACCAGTGCCGACGGCATTACTTGGACTCAGCGGACGATGCCAGCGACAACAGCATATTGGCGCAGCGTCACCTACGGCAATGGTACGTTCGTCGCTGTGGCTGGCGGCACCAATATCGCCGCTACTAGCCCCGACGGGATTACTTGGACGCAGCGGACGCTGCCAGCGACAGAATCGTGGTACAGCGTCACCTACGGCAATGGTACGTTCGTTGCTGTGGTAGAGGCCAGCAACATCGCCGCGACCAGTGACTCGACCCTTCAGTTCGTCCCCATCTCCGGCGAGACTTCCTCGACGCTCAATCTCACCGACCTTACCACCGCCGATGATGGTGGGCGATATAGGGTTGTCGTGGACTCGCCGTCGGTGGAGCCGGTGATAAGCGATGCTGCAACTTTGAGTGTACCACAACCAAACTTGGCTATCTCAACCCAGCCGCAAAACCAAACTTCCGATGTGAACGCCCAAGCCAGCTTTAGCGTTGTGGCTAGCGAAAGTGTTTACAGCACTACACCTACGTACCAGTGGCAGCTTTCTCAAGACAGCGGAGCAACGTGGAGTGATATCGCCAACGAAACGTCATCTACCCTTACTCTCGCTGGCTTGACGACTTCAGATGAGGGCAATAACTATCGAGTGGTTATTACGGCTGCGACTCCGGTAGAGACTGTAACCTTGAACAGCGATGCTGCAACCCTGAGTATACTACCAAGCAATTTATACTTTCAGATTAATCCCACAGACTCTACATCTGATTCATCTGGTAATGTTACTTTCAGCGCTTTAGCAATAGAAGATGTTTATAACTCACCACCCACATACCAGTGGCAAAAATCTACAGACAGTGGACAGAATTGGTCTGATATTCAAAATGAAAATAGCGAAACGTTAACTTTATCAGTTTCAAGTTCAGATAATCTTAATCAATACAGAGTGATAGCCACCACGGTAACGCCTGTAGAAACCGTTTCATTAACTAGTAGTCATGCTATTTTAGAAGTTCCAGCTGGTGGAATAATTTTTGACACACAGCCAGCAAATACAATTTCTGATATAAACAGGACGGCTTCATTTACTGTTTTAGCTCATGAAGAAGATTATGGACAAACAGTTAATTATGAATGGCAAGAATCTAGCGATGGTGTTTCGTGGATCACTTTATCTGAAACTTCGACAACCCTTAATTTAACAAATTTAACTTTAGCAAAGAATAATTATCAATATCGCGTTGTAGCAACATCTGATACTGGAGTAATCGGTGAAGTGACTAGAAATAGCAATGTTGCAACCTTGAGCATACTACAACCAAACTTGGTTATTTCAACTCAGCCCGTTGATACCACCTCTGATGTTAATGCTGAAGCCAGCTTTAGTGTTGTGGCTAGCGAAAGTGTTTATAGCACTACGCCAGATTATCAGTGGCAGCTTTCTCAAGACAGCGGAGCAACGTGGAGTGATATTGCTAGCGAAACGTCACCCACCCTTGCTCTCACGGGTTTAACGACTTCAGATGATGGTAATAGCTATCGAGTGGTGGTTACGGCAGTGACTCCGGTAGGGACTGTCACTGTGAATAGCAATGCTGCAACCTTGAGCATACTACAACCAAACTTGGTTATTTCAACTCATCCACAACACGTATCTGCATCTCAAGGAGATGCTAGTTTTAGCGTTGTTGCTAGCGAAAGTGTTTATGGTACTACGCCAGATTATCAGTGGCAGCTTTCTCAAGACAGCGGAGCAACGTGGAGTGATATCGCCAACGAAACGTCAGCTACCCTTGCTCTCACGGGTTTAACGATTTTAGATGATGGTAATAGCTATCGAGTGGTGGTTACGGCAGTGACTCCGGTAGGGACTGTCACTGTGAATAGCAATGTTGCAACCTTGAGCATACTACAACCAAACTTGGTTATTTCAACTCACCCACAACACGTATCTGCATCTCAAGGAGATGCTAGTTTTAGTGTTGTTGCTAGCGAAAGTGCTTATAGCACTACGCTCGATTACCAGTGGCAGCTTTCTCAAGACAGCGGAGCAACGTGGAGTGATATCGCCAACGAAACGTCATCTACCCTTGCTCTCACGGGCTTAAGGACTTCAGATGATGGTAATAGCTATCGAGTGGTTATTACGGCGGTGACTCCGGTAGGGACTGTAACTGAGTATAGCGATGTGGCGACGTTGGCGGTTCCGGCGACGTGGATTCAGGTCGGCGCAGACATCGACGGCGAAGCGGCTGGTGATTTCAGCGGTGCGTCAGTGGCAATGAGCAGCGATGGCAGTCGGGTTGCGATTGGGGCGTATTACAATAGCGGCGCAGCCACCGAAGCTGGTCATGTTCGCGTTTACGATCTAGTCGGTTCAACGTGGACACAGGTTGGCGCAGACATTGACGGTGAAGCGGCTGGGGATTGGAGCGGATTTTCAGTGGCGATGAGCAGTGATGGCAGTCGGGTTGCGATTGGTGCGCGCTGGAATGACGGCTTAGGCGCAGGCACCAACACTGGTCACGTCCGCGTGTATGATCTGGTTGGTTCAACATGGGCGCAGGTCGGTGCGGACATTGATGGCGAAGCCGTTGGAGATCAAAGTGGCTGGTCTATCGCGATGAGCAGCGACGGCAGCAGGGTTGCGATTGGTTCTTATCGTAACGACGATGCAGGAACCGACGCTGGTCACGTTCGCGTCTACGACCTAATTGGCTCAACATGGACGCAGGTTGGAGCGGACATCGACGGCGAAGCGGCTTACGACGAGAGCGGCTACTCGGTCGCGATGAGCAGCGATGGCAGCAGGGTTGCGATTGGGGCGATAGGCTTCAGCGACACAGGCGGAAACGCTGGTCACGTCCGCGTTTACGATCTGGTCGGCTCCACTTGGATGCAGGTCGGCTCCGACATCGCCGGCGAAGCGGATAGAGATTACAGCGGTGTGTCAGTGGCAATGAGCAGCGATGGCAGCAGGATTGCGATTGGGGCGGATGGAAACGGCGGCGCAGGCACCGACGCTGGTCACGTCCGCGTTTACGATCTGGTCGGCTCCACTTGGACGCAGGTTGGCGCGGATATTGACGGTGAAGCTATGAATGATCACAGCGGATTTTCAGTGGCGATGAGCAGTGATGGCAGTCGGGTTGCGATTGGGGCGTATGGAAACGACGATGCAGGCTTGACCGCTGGTCACGTTCGCGTCTACGACCTAATTGGCTCAACATGGACGCAGGTTGGAGCGGACATCGACGGTGAGGCGGCTGGTGACGCAAGCGGGCGATCAGTCGCAATGAGCAGCGATGGCAGCAGGATTGCGATTGGAGCGTATGTAAACGACGACGCAGGCACAAGTGCTGGTCACGTCCGCGTTTTTGATGTTTGATGTTAACTCATACTTTTATAATAATATGCCTATAAACGTACCACAATCTGTTTTCGATAAATACTTCGACGTTATCGACTCCACTTTTGATATATTTGGAGTTACATGTCAACTTGTGTCTATAGAGAAGCGCGAGGTCATCGTCAATAATCCAAACAACAACATCCCCAACCGCAACACTATTAATAATCGTAATCGTGGTGGTGGTGAATATGATGTTGGCACAAAGACAATTCGTGAAATAGAAACACTGACAGATATTAAACTTAAAGTCTATTGGGATACCAAGAATTTTATTGGCGTTACCGATCAACTTAAAATTCCTGATGGTTCCATACAAACAATAGGTTTTATGTCCGATCTCCCCCAGATACTACAAGCGAAACAATTGTTAGTTCATAAGGGGATTAAAGATATTAAAGAACTTAGGTTTGAACGTATGGGCGAACATATACCTATGGGCCTCAAACAAGATAGATACTTTGGTTGTTTTTGGAAAAGAGTATGATAAGCCTTAAATTAATAACACCCATCAGTGAAATAAAGGACAAAATTCATGAATCTTTGTCTATTCAGATGAATAAAATTCTACAATCAAACCAATCCTTTATAACCAAAGAGCTTCAAGGTTCTATTAATGGCTGGATACTAGAACAGCCAGAAATAATTTCTTTATTAAGCTCAAACCCAAATTCTTTAGCTGGCCAGTTTGGAATACCTTCAGGAATGGTTAATGCGGCGGTTGAGTCCATTATATATTCTATCAAAAATAGCATACGAGTTCATTTTCAGCCTTTTGACAAAAAGCTTAAGGGTAGTTTTAATATTAATGTTCAGCCCGATGACTTTAAAGACATTCTTTCTTTAGGAACCGGTCATGTTAACTACAAAGACGGTGATTTACATTGGCTAGATTGGCTCATCACTTTGGGATCCTCCATCATTGTCGCAAACTATCACTACCAGCCGTCTGGCGGCAGAGGTCGGTCGGGCCTTGGTTTTATGTCTGTTGGTAAATCTTTTAGAGTGTCTCCATCTTTTTCTGGAACCATAGACGACAACTTTATAACTAGAGCGTTACGAGGCAGAGAGAGCTATATATCTTCTATATTACAAAAGGTTTTTTCTTAAATGTCTCCTCTAAAACACATAAATACCGTTTTCGATTCTACAGACTACAATGAGTTCCAAGATAATGTTGTAGAGTGGTTGGACTGGTCTCTTTTGGAAAAAGGTAATTATTTTAATGTAACGCTCAATGAGCTATCCCCTAATAATACAGATTACAGCTTGTTACAGCTTTCTAATAATAGCAATTTTTCCATAGGTCGAGCTTGGGATGGATTTCGCCCCAACTGGATTTGGCAAAGCGGAGTAGTTCCTCCAACGGGTTTCGCAGACCCAATCGTTGGTGACAATGATTTGATCCCCGGAATTAGCGGTGTTTATGTTGATGATATTTTTTATCCTTCAGACACAACTGGGGATTATGCGCACCACGTAGATTACTACAACGGCAGAGTTGTATTTGACACTCCTATCCCCACAGGCTCTAAAGTTCAGGCTGAATATAGCTATAAATATATCAATGTAATTTATGCTAATTCCCTACCTTGGATCAGAGAGGTTAGCTATAATAGTCTTGTAAATGGTCCAGATGGTATTTTACCGCCAGAAATGGTCATAAACTTGCCTTGCATAGCCGTAGAGGTTGCAAGCAAAAAATCAATACCATTCTCTTTAGCCGGGGGCCAACAGGTTTTAACTGATTTAATTTTTCACTGCGTTTCAGAAGATGAGTACACTAGGAATACCATGCTTGATATTTTAGTAAACCAAAGTGATACAATGTTGCCTATTTTTGACTCTAATTCAATTATTGCTAATAATGATGCTCCATTAGACTACAAAGGCTCTCCAGTACCCAGCGCCCCAAGATATCCAGATCTAATATCCCAATACTCATCTTGCTCTGTTTTTCTGCGAGATATTCGCGTCGATATGGCTAAAACGTTAAATTCAAACATACACCTTGGGCTTGCTAAATGCTCAGTAGAAGTCTACAAATAGGTGTTTTTTTGTTTTTTTTCTTATTTAATCAAAATGTGTATCTAATAATAGATAATTATCAACGAGGCGTACTTTAACGCCCAACAAAAGGGAGAATAAAATGGCAAATATTTCTAGAATTAATTACGCCTTACAAAGCTTTAAAGTCGGAGGTTCCTTAATAGGCGGCGTACAAAGCGTTGGGGCAAGCTCTACAACAAACATCGAAACATTTAGTGCTTTTGGTAGCAATTCGGCTGTTCCAATTGTACAAGATATAGATCTTGAGATCACCGTAGAAGCCGCAATGGGCAGCTGGGCTTCTCCAGCAACAATTTGGGATTCGCCCGTGGATGTTGAAATCATTTACTCATCGGCTGGGGGTTTTAGCACTATAAAATTAAATGCCGTTGCCTCGTCTTATTCTTTACAGATGGGTGTAGATGGTCCAGCTACTGAATCTGTAACATTCCAAAATACTGGCACTTCAACATTTACCAGCGGTAGCGCTTCTGCGTTACACAGTGGCGCTAACTGTTCTGTTATTACTCGTCCAGATTTTACAAGCTTTACAGCGACCAATAAAGGTGATTGCGATGGCGCTGGCGCTTCTGGCCCTGTCACTTATGGCAACGTTTTATCTGTTGGCATGAGCTGGGACGCTGGAGTAGAAAAGGTTAGCATATTAGGCCAAAGTTTACCAGCTGGAAAGTTTGCTACTTTCCCAATCGAGGTCACTACCGAAGTTGAAACTCACGCTGCTGGCGCTCCCAGCCTTCCAAATAGTCAAGTAATTTCTAACAACAAGGCGGCTGGTTATCTTTATGACTTAGCAATAGGACTAGGTTCCAGAACTCGCGGCACTACTGGTGCTGTAATGGCGAGTAGTAGCATACAGGGAGGCGATGTGGGTGGCGGTAACGTCTCGCAAAGCACTAGCTGGACGAGTTACAGTTCGTGGTATTAATGGTAGGATTTTTGCTTGAGGACAGACGAACAGGAAAAACTGATTAATTCAATTCGTTCTGGCACTGTTGTTTCTAAAAATATAACAATAGTGCCAGCAACGTTTGATCAACTATCCTTAGCTAGCAATGTTTATTCTGAAAGTTTTTCAAATTGCTTAGATGAAGGTTTAATGACAGAGGAATCTTTGGAGAGATGGATGTTAGAAAATAATATTTTACCAATCGGTTTTTACGGCATTAAAAAATCGTTAATTGAAAAAATAGACTCTCTTAAAAAGGACTTGTTTTTTAATAGAAAGTCAAAATCTTCTATTAAACTTTTGAAGCAAGATTTACAAAATGCTAGATCTAGTTTGGCTGATTTGGTTAAACCTAAATCTGAATTCATAACAAACACTTGCGAGTTTATTGCTCAGACTAAAAAAATAATATTTCTGCTCAAGAATACAACATACAAATCTGGCAAGCTCTATAGGCCGTCAAATTTTCAACATATTATAGATTTGTGGCAAAATTCTTTACTGTCTGAATCTTGCATTAGGTTTCTGTGCCGCACCGCTATCTGGAGTTCTGTCTGGAGTAACAGGGGTTTTGGCTTTGATTTATTTTGCGTTAGAAAAAATACGGACTTGACTATTAATCAAAGAAATATGTTAACTTGGTCTAGGGTATATGACAACATAAACGAGTCTTTAGATTGTCCACTTGATTTCGTAATTGAAGACGACGATATGTTAGACGGCTGGCTGTTAATCCAAAAAAGCAAAAGAGAAAAAGAGGCTAAAGAACGAGATAAAGAAAATACAGGAGCGAGTCCTAAATTTAGTAAAAACCATCAACACTTATTTACTTACCAAAACGATGAAGATTTAAATGATGAATTTACATCAAACACGTTTGAACATAATGTAGGAATCACAAATGAGTAACTATGAAAGAAAGCGAAATTCTTTGCAGGATATTAGATCCAAGAAAATACTTTCAGATAACATAAAGAAAAAAATAAAGACCACAATGATTGGTTCCATAAGTAGCATAGAAAAACATTTTACTTTTTTATGGGAAGAAAACATACTAAACGAGGATCAGAAGCATACTGTTTTAGAAAAATTTGAAAGTTTAAGATCAGAAATATTAGACAAGGGAAATCATCAAATTAGAAATGTTGATATAGAATTACAAAATTATTACGTTCAATACGTGGAACCAGAAGGAAACCACATTAACTTTTTTATAAATAGAGGAGATTCCAGATGAGTAAGGAAAAAAGAAAGAATTTTGAAGTCAAGCAAGAAAATGGCGAAACGATAAAAATGTTTGTAGTTTCTCCACCAAGTAGCGTTCTTTCTGGCGCTCAAAGAGTTGCCGCAAAGGTTTGGACGGATTGCGTTAGGGATAAAATCATGACAAAGCAAGAGTTGAAAAACTTTATGTACGAAAACAATTTATGGGACTCCTCAAAAGATGTTCAGCAAGTTGCTTTAAGTAATGAAATTCAGCAGCTAGAAAAAGAATTATATATTGGAAAAAATGGCCAAAAAACAATGAAAACTTCCGAGGCTAAAGAAATTGCAATAAAGATGAGGATAGCAAGATCAAAGTTACGAGATCTTATTGCTGAAAAAATGTCACTAGAACAGAACACGGCAGAGGCTATTTCGGAAAACGCCCGTTTTGATTTCATTGTTTCTAAATGCACTTTTTACGAAGACGGTAAAGCAGTGTACGA